TTATTTTGTGTTGTCATATTATTCCCCTATTTCAGATTTGTAAGGATCAATTTGTGTTTGAACATACTCGTAATTACCACTTTGCGAATTATGCTTGAGTTTTGAATTAGGTGCAACAAATTCATATTTGTCGGCAGTCCAATTATATTTAAGCTTGGCTGATGCGGGTGCGTAGTTATATTTATTTTCAACCCAATTGTATCGAAGCTTAGGCGATTCACCCCCGACCGCCATGATCGGGAGTGCGATTAATAGTGCGGTTAATAATTTTTTCATACCGCACCCCTAATTATTTGACCTGTAATTACATCAACAACTGTTTCACTTGAATCAAAGTTTGCATTTATATCGCAAAGTTCTTCCTCTGAATAACCATTTTTTTGACGCATTAAAATATATTGTTTTAGGAATGCATCATCTTCTTCAGATTTTGTTGCAAGGCTAATTGTAAGTGTTTGTTCTGAAATTTTGCCATCAATCCAAGCTAATTCAAGAATGTCGCGCGGTGGGACAGAGTTGTTAGAATTCCAACGGATAACGCCATTAGCGTCATGATGATAATCATATTGATCAAGTTTAGCTACAAATTTAAAGTCTTTTGTTTGAAGTTTCATTTTAGTTTCCTTATAGTTTCTTGTTAATAAATTGTGTTGCTAGGTGTTAATATATACCTATTAATAATTATTTCAAGCTTTTTTAAATATATTTATGAAAAATAACGAACACCTGGCACAGATTTTGCTTATTAAATGGTTTAGGCTTCAATATCCATTAATGGCAAAATGCTTGTTTGCTATACCAAATGGGGGCGCTAGGCATATTGGAACGGCCTTAAAATTAAAAGCTGAAGGGGTAACGGCAGGGGTATCCGATTTATTCCTTATGATTCCAGCAAATGGGCTTCATGGCCTATTTTTAGAGATGAAAGCCGATAAAAGTGCAAGATTACAACAAAATCAAATAGACTTCCTTAATCTAGCAGAATCAATGGGTTATGGTGCGGAAGTGGCATATGGGTTTGAGGAAGCTCAAAAAATAATACAAAAATACTTGCACGAATCATAGAATTCGTTTAATAATAAAAAAGACAAGATAAAAGAAGGGAAACTAATTGCATTACTATCAGCACAATATATCAGACTACAGGGCGGACACAGGCCATTTAACTCTGCTCGAACATGGTTGTTACCATCAACTATTAGATCAATATTATCTTAATGAAGAACCACTTCCATTAGATATAGATAAAATATTCCGATTACTTACTGCGAGGACACAAGATGAAAAGGATGCTATTAAAAATGTGCTTAAAGATTTCTTTGTGGAAACTGAAGCTGGTTTTATTCAAAGAAGGTGTGATAATGAGATTAAATTCTATCACGAACGGATAGATTCTGCGGCGGCGGCAGGTCGTAAGAGTGCCGAGAAACGGGCAAATTCCAACGGGCGTTCAACGGGCGTTCAACGGATGTTCAACCAACTAATAACTAATAACCAAGAACCAATAACTAATAACCATATAGATATATCATCCGATTTTGATATATTTTGGCAAGAGTATCCAAAAAAGGTCGGCAAAGAAGCCGCAAGAAAATCTTGGTATAAGATAAGACCTAATTTACAAGATGTTCTTAAAACTTTAGCTTGGCAAAAAGAAAGCAAGCAATGGTTTGAGAAGGGTGGACAGTTTATTCCAAATGCTAGCACTTATTTAAATCAGCATCGTTTCTTGGATGAGCAGTCTGTATCAGTAACATTTTAGGAAGAAAGATGATAAATGAAATCTTATGTCTATCAGCAATTATGTTTGGTGAAGCAAGGGGTGAACCTGATGTTGGAAAAGTTGCAGTTGCTTATACTGCAATTAACCGCAAAGCCGATCCAAATTATCCGAAAACTATTTGTGAAGTAATGAAGCAACCAGCTCAATATCAGTTTCTTGATTATGGGATGCCAACTAAAACACAAATAGCTTATTTAGAACCGCTTGCAAAAGCGATTTTAGAAAATAGGATAGATGATCCAACAAAGGGTGCAAAATGGTTTCATACGAAACAAATGGCAAAACCTTTTTGGGCAAGACAAAAAGAAGTTAAGATAGCTATAGCAAATCATATTTTTTATTAAGGAAAAGACATGACACAAGATACAACAATGAGTAATTTAGAAACTTGGGTTCGTCAGTTAAATGGCGAACTCAATGTTCAAGAAGTAGCAAAAACTAGACCAGCACCGATTGAAGATGTAATAGCTCCCTATTCGGTATTTTTAAGACATTATGATAAAGTTGGCCTTTGTGCGGCCACAAATAAAAGACGCGCTAGTCGATGCAATGTAGAATTTGTATTTGATGGCAATACTCGTAAACTTAAAAGCGTTAGATTAATTAATCAAAATGAAGAATAAAGAACCTGATACTAAAGAATGGCTTTTAAAAGTTCACAGACAAACTCAAACTGATCTTGAGTATAGAAAAGCATTGGCTAGAGATGTTAATGAGCTTGTTGAAGCTTTAGATTGGATGGTAGAAGGCTTAACTCAAGGTGATCCAAGATATGACGAAATACCTTGTGTTAGAAATGCAAAGGTCATATTAGAAAAACTTAAAGGATAAGACAATATGGAAACTGTGAAAGCCTGGATGATAGAAGAATTTGATAATAATAATAATTTAGTATGGAAAATGATTTCATTTTTTCCGCCCGATAGTTTAGAGTGGATGCGAGATATTCGTGGTAAGAAGCATAATTTAGTTATATCAGAGTTAGGAGTTATAAATTCTAAAAAAATTGATGGAGTTGAGAAGAGATATGATTCTAGCAAATTTGTGGTTGGCCTTTAAAATTGTTGGCTTTGTTTTGTGGGCAATTATATTCTTGGTTGTTTCACTCATCCTATTTTACTTGTGGGAAGAATTTAATAACTAGAATTTTAGATTTTGCAATTAAAATATTAATTATTGGTGGATTTTTTGGTTTATTACTTGGAATATCATTAGTGTTACAATTAACATTTATCCGATGAGTAATTTTATGGAAGTCTTATTTCGCTATCAAGTCTTTGATGATTTAGGCGAGCCAATTCGCAGATTTAGAACAAAGCATGAAGCCGAATGCTATGTATTGCACAGAGGTAATCATAGAATTGAAAAATTACCAGCTCCGCCAAAAGAAAATGTATTTGATTTGATAACAGACGAGCCATTATTTTGAGCCATATATTAATTATTATAACAGGGCTTATCTATTCATATATTAGCATTGAACAGTTTTATCTTGGTAATAATGGAATGAGTGTTTGCTATTTTGGTTATGCGCTTGGGAATGTTGGCTTGTATATGATGGCTAAATAAAAAAAGGATAAGATATGACAATAGAAGATAGAGAAAGAAACACAGAAATACCTTTGTATTATTGGATAAGAGAAAAAGGTAGTATTAATAATGTTAAAAGCGGAATGATGTTAGGCTATAGACCTATTGGCTGGCATGTAGCGCATGAAGTATTAAAACGCTATTATAAGCTTAAAGGTATTAAACCAAATTATAACAATACTTTTGACGAAATAGTTTTACAGGCTTCTTATAAATATGGATCTAAACCACAATTTGTTCAAGGTAACTTTATGGCGATTGTAGGTGATTATGGATTCTAATGATAAAAGCAGTTTTAAATCTATGATGGATACGCTTGCATTAATCTATCAAAAACAACCATTGGATCAGAATACTTTAAGGGTTTGGTTTTATAAACTTGAGAAGTTTGAATTTAGTATTGTTACTAAAGCTTTTGATAAGCATATTGATAACAGTAAATTCTTTCCCAGTATTTTTGACATTTTGCAATTATGCAGGGAAAAGCCAATTGAGTTTGCCAGGCTAGAAGCACCGAAACTATCTAAAGAAGCTAATGCGGTATATGCGGCAAATGTAAATAGATTTGTTAAAGACAATAAGATTGAAGATAAAAAGCTAAAAGATATGAGGGCATGGGCGCATCGCATTATTGCTAACCCAAAAAATTATCCAGCAATCTCACTTGAATTCGCAAAGGAAGCTATACATGCAAAATAAATGGAGCAAGATTAGTAAATATTGCATTGAGCGCAATAATTTTTATATTTCCCGATACATGCTTGCCGATGGCGCAGATAGATTTGTATTATGGGATGGCACAAAGATGATTAAAATACACGATAACGCACAGGAATTAAAAGATGAAGCACAGAGAATGGATAGTGAGCAATCAAAACATGCCCCAATTGATGATTTATTTGGAAGGATTAATCAAAGAAGGCAAGACACCGCAAGTTACGATCAAAGAAAAGGTTAGCGGTGATAAGAGGTCGATTGAAGCTAATAAATTTTTGTGGGGTAGGTTATATAAAAGCATTAGTCAGTTTACTGGATACCTTCCGATGGAAGTGCATCTTTTGTGCGGGCATTTATTTCTCACAGAACAAAAAACAATAAATGAAGTGCAAGTGCCTTATGTTAGATCAACTACAGATTTGTCAGTCGAGGAATTTAGTTTATATATTCAGCAAATAGAATCGTATTTCTCACAATTAGGATGGTCGATTGAATAAGGATGAAAAAAGACACTATGAAAAGTTATCTCAAATTGGTTGCATTGTATGTCGCAATCTTGGGTTTGGTTATTCAGCTCCACATATTCACCACATACGGCATGGGGCTGGATTGGCTATGCGTAGCCATTGGAGTATGGCTATCCCTTTATGCCCTTTGCATCATCAAAATGGTGGGTTTGGTGTGGCGCTCCATGCAGGTCAAAAAACTTTTGAAGCAAAATATGGATCAGAATCAGAACTTTTACGACAAACTTTAGCAGTTTTAGAAGGTCAAATATGATAAAATTAGATTATGCCTTATACGCCTGTTAGTGATAAATGTCGCGAATTAGGTTGCAATAATCTTAAAACAAGTCGCTCTGCCTTTTGTAGTATTCATGGTGGCGAAAAAACTCAAAAAGATAAAGATAACAGTAAGCTTTATTCTACGGCTTATTGGAAAAAACAAAGAATAGCTCAATTAAGTAAAGCGCCTTTATGCCAGGCTTGTCTTTTAGAAGGCAGAGTTATTGAAGCGGTTGCGATTGATCATATATTTCCGCATAGGCAAGATGCAAATAAGTTTAAAAATAATTTGTTTCAAAGTTTATGCGTGCCACATCATACATTAAAGACACAAGAAGAAAATGACGGCAAATATTTATATTACTCACCTAACGGACTGATTACTTATACAGACGCAGACTATGGCCAAGCTCTTAACGAAACAAAATCTGCGCAAAATATATAAAATGCTTGCATTGCTTCCGCCATTTAATGAGTGGCGATTGCCTGCGGCTCACCGCGTTACATTCGAAGTGGTATCTAATACCGAAGCTTATGGTTGGTTTATAAACGATCCGCCAAGAATACAAATAGACCGATCATGTGATGATTGGAATAAAATAACGCATACTATGATGCATGAAATGATTCATTGCTTTTTATGGTATTCAGGCCATAAGGATTTTGATGCGCATGAAGCAAAGTTTAAAAAATATGCGAAAATAGTTTGTAATATACATAATTTAAATGAGGATGATTTTTAAATGATTAGAATTATTTTATTAGTAACATTTATCTTGCCTTTTTATGTTTATGCGGCTGATACTAATATTACTACAAATATGAAAGGTATGCCTGTTCCTTCAGCTATTGCGCCTTCTATTTCTACTATGAATCCCAAGATTTGTAAAACAGGGGTGAGTGGCGGAGCTAACACAGGTGTTGTGTCTATTAGCGGTGGATTTACAGTTGAAGATGAGAATTGCGCAAGAATAGTTAAGGCTGAAACTTTATCTAATCTAGGATTAAAAGTTAGTGCGGTAAGTTTAATGTGTCAAGATGAAGCTACATGGGAAGCAATGGAAATGGCATCTAGCCCTTGCCCTTTTGGCGGCGCTTTAGGCGATGTTGCTAGACGCGCTTGGTTTAAACGATACCCTGAAAGATTCTATAAGTTATATGGTTCGGATTTTAAGCTTCCTGTTATTGCTGATAAGCAGTAATGCTTATGCCTGGTATTGCACTTATGTTCCTAATCAAAATGGATACATAACAAATTTACAATGCTATGACATAGATGAAGCAACTGCGCTTACAGGATATTGGTGTCCTTATTATCCTAATGATCCAATATGCGCACCTTACATTCAACCTGTTTGCACAGACGCTACAGAAACTAGAACTTTAACATGCCCCGTTAATTATTCAGGTGCATTAAATCAAGTTAGATATTATACTTGTAGCGCGAGTAGTTGGTCGGCTTGGCAAGATAGCTCAAATAATTGTGTAGCTGATCCGCCAACTTGTATATCAGCGACAGAAACAAGGACTTTATCATGCGCGAGTGGATACGAAGGATTAATAACGGAATTAAGAGCTTCACAATGTTCCGATCCGTATGGTTTGCCAACTTGGACTGCATGGTCGGAAACATTAAATACTTGCAAGATGACATTGGACAATCAGAACAATGTAACAAGCCCTGTGAGTGTAATAAGCCCTGTGAATCCGAGCGGGATACTCAACACAAGTGTTACGCCTACGATAATAGAATCTGTAATTGCAGAGGTCAGTCCTGTTCAAACATTTAGCAATGCATTGACTAGCACTACAAGTGAAGTCAAAAGCGAAGCTAAAAAAGAAGATACCAAATCAGAGGATAAGAAAGATACAGAGATTATTCCTGGATTAGGAATAGTTTTAAGTTTGGCTTTATTACAAAGCCCAAACAATTTAATTCAACCTAATATGGTTGATTCTTATAATTTAACGCAGGAAAATGATTATGGACTTCAACAAGGAA